CATGCTATAGCTGGTGCAAATTCATATATCCTTGTTAGCTTGCCTCTCGCAGAGCAAGTCAAACTGTTTCACGGGTGTAAAGCCAAGGATCTCGGCCAAAACAACGTGTTCCAAGTGCCTGGGATCTGGGACGGACCGCTCAAGGACCTCGATTTTACTAAGATATCCGCAAACTCCCAATCTCCCGCTTAAATGTCCTATGTCAATGTGACATAATGTCGCGAATCCGGGCGCCCGGCGCCTGCAGCGCAAACTCTTTCGCAAACTCCCGCGTTTCCGCCATTTTTTAACCAGCTTCCATCAGGCCGGGATCCAGGCGCAGCTGCCCTTCACGCTGATGTCAACTAAAAGTTATCCACAGGTAACGGTAAGTAACGGTTGCACGTCAGAAATAAATTTGATATAATGTAGTTAGAAATATAACAAAGGAGTAGAAATGGTATTACCAGAAGATAGTTCTAATGCAGTAGTAGATGCATTAAATAGAATACATGAAGCACTAGAAGATAACAACGATGTGCTCAAAAGAATTGCGAATCACTATGACAGTATAGTGCCTACGATGAAAAAGAATCAAGAACATGTTCTCGAGGATAACCGTAGTGCACTAGACCACATGTACGAGAGTATATTTAAGCCTAGTCGTAGCTAATTCGCAAACTCCCAAACTCCCTGCGACATTTTGTCGCAAGGGGTGTGGCAAATCGCCGCAGTCCGGGCGCCCGGCGCCTGGTACAAACGTACCAAATCCGCAAACTCGCAATCTCCCAGAAGTCTGCCATTTCTTATTTCGAAGCTGGGGATTTATGCAGTCCACGCACCGGGCGCGCCCGGTGACTTCCCGGGATTAGAGATGAAATTTTTTCGCAGAAAACAGCCAAAAAATTTGGAAGCGTAGCTTGACAAACCTGAAGACAGGATCTATATACCAACCAGGCAGAGATGCCAGAGATATGAAGGCTACAGAAAGTGAGGAAAACTGTCATATTTTTTACTAATAGTACCACTTAAGTTGGTCCTGCTGCTGCTGGTTTTGCACTGGCTGCTGGGATGGTGAGCTGCTGCAGCTCGCAAACTCCCAAACTCTTGCCATCTGACTTTTGCCTAGGTGCGACAAAATGTCGCGGCCGGGCCCGCTGCCGACCCGGCGAGTTGACTATAAAGATGATTCGTGTTATAATGGAAATATAAATAGAAAGGATTAGTTATGATTCGTTGGAATAAATGGACTAAAGATTATACATATACTTATTTGTGGAACAAAGGCACTTGGGTACTTATCCACAAGAAAAAGAATAAACCAGTTGTGTCATGGTTTAGGTCGTGGTATAACAATGGCAGAAATAGACTGAATGATATTTCTAGCCAATGGCTTAAAGTGTAGTTTGTAACTTCGTTCTATACTATAACCGTTAAAAAGAAAGCAGGAACAGTGGTCTTCACTACTGACCGACAGAGCAAAAGAATTGCCGAATCTTCCGATAGGCAATACGAGGCGATACAGTAATCCTGCAATGCTGAAGAACTGGAATTGTGAGTTGTGAACTCTCTTTGAGGCAAGATAAACGGAGTTATTCGGCTCTTGCCTCAAACTACCAAACTCCCCCAAACTCCCAAACTCCCTGACGTGCGACATTCTGTCCCGGGCCCAGCGTACTCCGTTCCCGGGAAGGCAGGTGTTCGAGTTGCTGACATAAAAAAAGGGGGATATTTATATCCCCCTGTAATAGTAAAATAGCGACTACTATTCTATTCTACTAAACCCAATCGTTTAACTAGATAACCTATATCGCTCTGCATGTGGTGTATAAGGTCTAAACCACCATTGTTTCTATTTTGTCCAGCCCACTCAACAATAGAGTTGCATAAGACACCACAGATGAGTTTCCAATCAGCACTTGAAGTCATTGGAACTTGAACATCAGCTAACTTATCTACGTTGCCTAGTTCTTTTTCTAGTTTTAAATGGTCAATCATCTCTTTTAATAAAGGTGTGATGTCTGTACCATTTGAAGTAATTACACTTGGTAAATTGTCTGTCATAGTAGTCCTTTAAAAGTAATAGTTAGAACATCTGTCGCCTAACGCACAGATGATTAATATAAAATAGTAGATGGCGAACAATGTCGCCACCATTAATGAGATTTCTAATATACCTTTAAGCATGGATTTCATGCTCATTGATATTACAACCATTGACCTCAAACACAGTTTCAGGGTTTACATTTGCCCAACGTCTGTGTTCTGGAATAAGACCATTACCAATACGATATACTAATACATATTGTTCATGCTCATTAACAGAAGTCTTTGTTGCTTGGTTAGTGTGTCGCCAAGCATTAGTACCTAAAATACCACGCTTAATAACTGACACCTCGCCTTTGTTATTAATCCACTTACAAGAGAACATCTTATTCTGTCCTACTCTAAGTTTAAAGTCTTGTTTAGTCATGTAGTCCTTTCTATTTATATGTACCTATTACCATATACATATATTATTTGTTGTTGTATTTGTGCAACACTGTGGATATCCTGTGGATAACTTTGCCCGGGTGCGACAATATGTCGCGCGGCAATTTGTCGCAGGCCGGGCTGTCGCCCGCTCGCAAACTACGACGCGTTTGTAAACTGCGTCACTATGTCGCAGGCCACGTGCTGTGCCCGGGCAAACTCGCAAGCCCCCTCCCCCCCTTTTTGTATAAGCATGCTTTATATTTTTGTTTAGGCAAGTCTGAGAGTGACAATCATGTATAAAAACGTTATAATTGCATGTTTAAAAAAATTTTTAAAAAATGGAAAACGTTTCTAATCTAGAATCCTTAGATACTAATACACTCAAACTAATACTTAAAAACGCTATGGATAAAAAGCGTGAGGAGTCACAAGGTGACTTTTTAAAATTTGTAAAAACAGTTTGGCCAGAGTTTGTAGAAGGTAAGCACCACAAGATATATGCAGAAAAACTAAATCGTATTGCAAACGGTGAGTTAAAACGTCTAATCGTAAATATGCCACCAAGACACACAAAGTCAGAGTTTGCATCTAATTTGTTTCCTGCATTTTACATGGGTCGTCATCCAAAGGCCAAGCT